AACGACTTAAGCCTGATTGATACCTTGCTATGATGCATCAAGGGTAACACCAGCGGGTAGCTTTTTCTCTTGTGGATTATATTTTCTCCGGTAAAATAATTGCCGGGAAATGACCTTTTGCGCGTTTCGACGCGCTCAAGCTCTCACACACACGAAAAGGGAACAAATCCGCGCTGCGCAATCTCGCGCATCGCTAACCCTTTACGTGAACTGAGTTGTCCAAGCTTTCCAGATTCAAACAGTTTCTAGGCTTCGAACGTAAGTCGCTCTCAGCGCCGGACGCGTTCTTGCTTGACCTACTCGGCGCGCAACCGAGCAGCGCTGGAATCGTCATAACGCCGCGCGTGGCCATGACGTGCGCGCCGGTTCACGCCGCTGTTCAATCCATCGCCGAAGCGATGGGCCAACTGCCCGTTCACATTCTCAAGAGCGGCACCGAGCAAGACACCAGCCATCCAGCCGCCGCGCTGCTCAACATCGCCGCCAACGATTGGACCCCAGCGGCAAAGTTCCGTGAGGACGTCACACGGGACGCCCTGCTCTTTCCGCACGGTGGCTTCGCATTCATCAACCGCGTCGGCGACGGCAAGCTGGTTGAGCTGGTCCGGATCGACCAAGAGCTAACTCCGGTTGTTGTCACCTATCAGAACAGTGAGCCGGTCTACACGGTCGGCGCTGAGACGATCGATCGCGCTGACCTCCTGCACATTCCATCCCCCTCTCTCTCTGGCCTTGGGCTGATCCACGACGCCCGAGACGCGATCGGGCTGGCGCTGATCATGCAGCGCGCGGCCAGCAAGTTTTATAAGAATGCTTCGCGCATCGGCGGCGTTCTGTCCGTGAAAGACGCCAAAGGCCCGGACGCCACTAAAAACGCCAAGACGCTTTTTGAGGCGCAGTTCCGTGGCGAAGGCGTCGGCGGCATCGCCGCCCTGCCCGGCGACGTATCGTTCTCCCCGGTGACGTTGAGCTACGTCGAATCTCAGTTCCTCGAAATGAGCCGCTTCAGCATCGAGGAAATTGCCCGGTTCTTTCGGGTGCCTCCGATCTGGCTGTACGAGCTTGGGCGCGCGACTTGGTCGAACACTGAGGAAATGGGCCGCCTCTTCATCGACTTTTGTTTGATGAAATGGATCACCGCATGGGAAGGCGAAACCCAGCTCAAGCTGTTCAATCCCGACGAGCGCGCTACCTACTCCGCTCAGTTCATTACCGACGATTTTGTCCGCGCCAATTATACCGCCCAGATGGAAGGCTTACCGTGACGCCGACCGGCAACACCAGCGCCGCACCGATCGCGGCCTTTGCTGATCTGTCCTACGCCAGCGTTCGGCCGGCGGCGTAACGAACATGCGGCTTGCAGATAACAACGAAGTACTAGTCATGCTTTGTAGTCAGGTGTTCTCCTTGCGCCCGACTCTGCGAGCCGCATTCTGCCTCAACGGCAAATACGGCGGCTTCAACAAGCTCGCCAAGGCAATCGAGGAAGGCTCGATCACAGCCTACATGGATATCATCAAGGCTGGCTGCACCGACCCGGCAGCGTTACAGGCGTTCCTAAAGCCGTTCCATGATCCGGACGCGCTCCAATCCCCGCTTGCCATTTCCATTTATGCCAATCGCGCTGAGCTGTTGGAATTCATTCTGATCCTCGCTGGTGTCAGCACTGACCCGGAACAGAAGCAGGAACCAAGCGAACCGATCACATTCGACGAATATTTTGAACGGCTGTTCAAGATTGGGACCGGCTTCCTCTGGTGGTCGCCGTCCGACACATGGGAAGCGACACCCGCTGAAATCCTGATCGCTTATGAAGCGCGCCAAGACATGCTCAAATCGCTGTTCGGCAAACGTGACGATACCGAAACGATCGAACGCACAGACGGCAAGCTGGAACCTGATCGCAAATCCCAGATCAACGCGCTCGGCGATCTCAGCGTCACTTCAATGCGAGGTGTTCGCTAATGCCCTTGAAACTGAATCGCGTCTGCTCTTGCGGCAAGGTTGTTGCGTCCAACATCATCTGCTTATGCCAACAACGCCGCAAAGCGGAAAACGACAAGCGCCGCCCATCTGCGACCCAACGCGGCTATGATGGCAAGTGGCGTCGCGAAAGCAAGGCGTTCCTGGCCCAGCCTGAGAACCGCTTCTGTGCGTGCGGCTGCGGTCGCGTGGCTGACATGGTGGACCATATCAAACCGCACCGTGGCGACATGCGCTTGTTCTGGAACCGTGCCAACTGGCAACCGCTGGCAAGTTCACCCTGTCACGCATCCCGTAAGCAATCGATCGAACGCTAATCAAGGCAATAGAGAATGTCACTTCCTGAACTGATCTCATTCAACGGCGAGACGTTGAACCTCACCCAATGGGCCAAGAAGCTTGGGATTGGCGTCAACTCGATACGCTACCGGCTCAATGCAGGCTGGCCGATCGAGGATGCGCTGACCTTGTCCCGGCGAGGCCGTGGCATGTCAGCACTCGCCGACGCGCATGACATTGAGCGCCGCCGCTATGAGCGCGTTCGCAATGCAGACGCAAATCAGTTGCGGCGTGAGTTCAAGAAGTTGGTGCATGACATCGACCGCGCGCTGAATTCGTTTCGTTACCGCCTGAGCGTCCTCGTTGAGGATGACCACCGGGGGGCCATCGAGGACTTTCAAGAAACGCCCATCGACCGGTGATCCCCGTCAGCACAAGACAGCACTTAATTGGAGTTTTTCGACCATGCCCGCCCTCACGCTGGCCAAGCTCAAAGCGCACCTAAACGTTACGATCGATGACGATGACGACCTGATCGCCGACAAATTGTCGGCGGCGCAGGCATGGGTTGCGACCTATACGGCGTCGGACGTCACGTTAGACAGCGTTCCGGCCCCGATTAACGAGGCAATCCTGCAATTGGCGGCGCACCTGTATGAGAACAGGGAAGCCAGCCTTGTAGGCGTGACGGCTCAGGCGTTGCCCTTCGGCATGCTCGATTTGCTGGAAAACTACCGGGCGTTTTGCTTCTGATGACGCTCTTTGACCCCAGTTTAGACCTTCAGAAGGCCATCCGGACGCGCCTGTTGGCGAGCGCGGAGTTGATGGCTCTTGTCCCGCCAGACAACATTCTGGACGCCAACGGGCGTCCGGAACTGGTCCCATGCGTCAATATCGGCGAAGGAACGACCGCTTTTCGCCGGTTCGACTCGACCACTTACGCAACGCTGCATGTGTGGTTCCAAGAGCCCGGCCTTGCCAACGCCAAGGCGGCGGTTAGCGCCATCGTCGATGCGGTGCGCGTCGATGCCCAGATTGAGGGCGTGCTGACCCTCGACCATTTCATCTGCCATGACCTTGCGGCCACCCAAACCCGGTTCATGCGCGACCCGCACGGTTCTTACAGCCACGGCATCGTCACCGTGGCCGGCATCATGAAGGCCATCTGATGCGCGGCGGCAACCTAGATCGGGTTATCCAGATACAGCGTCCGACCACCGGGCTGGATATGTACGGCACGCCAATGCAGACATGGGCGTTGGCCGCGACCATGCGCGCCCAAAAGCTAGAAAACGCCATCGCCGATCGCGAAGGCGCGCGCGGCGACACCACCGACGCCGCTATCACGTTCCGGCTGCGTTGGCTTGACGGCGTGACGCTGGAAAACCGCATCACCTATGAAGGTCAGCAATTCAAAATCATGTCGACTAAGGAGATCGGTCGGCGCGTCGGCTTAGACATTACTTGCGAAAGGGTCGGGTTGTGATTCAGTTAAATTCCAAGCAACTTGTCACTCAATTTTCTCAAGTGGTCGAGCCTCCGCCGTTCGTGAAGAACGCGCCAGCGAAGGTCACTTCGAAGCTTGCCGATCGCACCAACGCTTTTCTTGAATTCTGCCACGGCGTCCGCCACCTCCGCTTGCTCCCACTTGCGCCTATAAAGCTCCTTGCGAGCGGCGTAATACGGGTGCTCTTCATCTCCAAACTCGATGATCCTAACGGGCCTGTTGAGCTTGGCTTCCTCATCTATCAAAGCCTCATTGAACGTGCTGACCACCGTCTGAGCCTTTACACGCACATGGTAAACGGCAGCCATGACCTCCCTTCGTATGGCATCAGGAGTTGTTGGAAGCAGTTCGTCTCCTTTATCGATCTGATCGACAAGCTCAGGCTCCAAAAGACCAAGCTTACCCAATTTCGAGAGAACATCATCCGCGGTGATCTTTCCATCGAACATCCGATTGAGGAAACGCAATGCCGCTCGAGTCCCCGGCAATTCCCTTTCAATTCTGTCCTGCTCGCGGGCTCGCGTCGCAAGGCGCATCTGACGTCTAACGTTCCAAGATGCGGCAAATATACCAATTGCAGCAATCACACTTCCGATAAGGGTTTGCCACTGCTTCACAGCTTCAAGGTTGAGCGGACCCCAAAATTGCAGCCATGCGACCAACGTCAGGATCAACACAAACCCGATCGCGCTTGCCATTCCAGCAAATCTGTCAAAATTCATGTATCGACTTTGCCTTGTCACTGTTCCGCTGTCGAGTGGGTTGCAGCGTGAAGGGCCGAAAACCAGGACTAGCCGATGATCCCAGTGCCGTTGACACCATCAGCGCGCCGCCGTTCTGGCTGTCCAAATACGCCCAGGCCGAATGGCGGCGCGTGATGCCGGAGTTGGTGAAGCGGCGCATCCTTACGCCAGCCGACTTTGGTAGCCTCGAAAGCTATTGCGTATCGATCGGTCGCGTCCGCGACCTTGAGAAGCTGTTGCGCGTTGGCATCGATCCCAAGGTTTTCAGAATGCAGGACCAAGCCATCAAGACGGCACGCCAGCTTGCCGCCGAACTTGGCCTTACGCCCGTCTCCCGCAACCGCCCAACGGTTCGCGACAATAATCCCGAAGATGATGATGACAGCCCGCTCAACATATCCTGACTGGCTGTATGACGGCTCAGAGATTGACGACCAGTTCGGTTATGGCGAACGGGCCGTCGCCTTCTTGCGCCGTCTCAAGCACCCCAAATCCCGGCTACCCAAGAAGGCATTCCAGCTTGATCCTTGGCAGGAACGCATCGTCCGGCGCATCTATGGTCCCCGCAAGCCGGACGGGTCAGGCCCAGCAAATCCTCGCCGATAAATGGAAACCGATTCAGAGCGACATGGCTGAGCTGGGGCTTAACGCGCGCGACAATTGGGCCAGCGTGGTCACCGTGTTCGCGGACCTCGTTGGCCTTGCCGATAAGCTCTATGCGTTGCTCAAGCAAATCCCCGACGCCTTCGCTGCCATCGGAAGTTCCTCGATCTGGACGCGCCTGACCGAAATCTCCGGATCCTTGGGCTTAAATTCCGATCCGGCCTCGATGGGCCTTGAGACTGGCATTGACGTGCAGCGCTTGGACGCGACCAACAGGCTGCGGGCGGCGATGTTAAATCCCGCCAATACGCGGCGCGCCATGCAGGAAACGACAAGCGTACAGGACTCGGTGCGTGGCGACACGTCGAAAGCCCCAAGCGCCAAGGCGGACCAAACCGACGCCGTTGACCGGGGTATCAACAGCCTGCGGCGGCACACCGAACAGCAAGAGGCCGATACCCAAGCGGTGGGCCTTGGCCAAGCAGCCTTGGCGAAATTCCGGGCCGAAGCGCAGGAAACGTCCGCCGTGCAGGCTAACGGCGGCAAAGAGACAGCCGAACAGGCAGCGCAGTTCAAGACGCTTGAAGATCGGGCCGGCGCGGCGGCGGACGCCCTCGCCAAGGCCAAGGTCAACAGCCAAATCTCATTTGGCAAGCAGACCGCGTTCCTCGATCCGGAAGACGTGCAGATCGCCAGCCAATTGCGGACCGTCTACGGCGACGATGTTCCGAAAGCCCTCGGTTCCAGCGAAGCCGCCGCCCTGCGGCTCAACAACGCGCTCAAGGGAACGTCCGACGCGTTTTCGAGCAGCATAAATGGGCCCCTTTTGGATTTCGAAACCGGGACGCGTAGCGCTGGCGATGCCATGAAGCAATTCGAGCAGCAATTCATTCGCAGCCTGCTCCAAATGGTCAACCAAGCCCTGATCGTGAAGCCCCTGCTATCGGGCATCGGCGGATTCCTGGGCCTTGGTTCTGTGACCGGTTCAGGTTCCGTCCCGGTCATGTCATCCGGGCTTGGCGCTGGCACTGGTGGCCTATCGTTCCCCATGTTCGCCGCTGGCACCGATAGCGCACCGGGCGGCCTTGCTTGGGTTGGCGAACGCGGTCCTGAGCTGGTGAACCTGCCCAAGGGCAGTCAGGTCATCCCGAACCACGTATCAACCCGGCTCGCCATCCCCGGCTATGCCGATGGCGGCGTTATCGGCGGCGGTTCGCCCGCGCCGATCTTCGGTGGCCAGACGACCCATATCAGCCCGACCATCAACGTTGCGGTCCAAGGCCAGCCCGGCGCTTCCCCGGCCGATCACGCCAAGATGGGCGAGAACATCGCCAAGACGCTTCAAGCGTCCATCCAAGGCATGATTGGCGATGAAATCCGTAAGCAGGGCCGCCCCGGCGGTGTTTTGTTCGCCCGAAAGTGACCGGGCCGCAAACCCCGTGCATCCGGCGCTATATTGGCAAGTTGAAGCCCTCAAACCCGGAACTATCGCCACTAGAATACCCCAGAAATGAAAACCGCGACCCTGCGGCGAACAGGATCGTGCTTCGAAGGAGCCGAACTTGCCGTTACGAAAATCCAACTCTCAAGACCACTATAGCACAAATTCCGGCAACCTCGATCAAGAAGCCGAAGAAAAATCTTGGCTCAGTCGCCAAACCGGCGGTGTCGC